CTTGCCAGTAAGCCGTTCGCAGACCAATTGCGCCATGTAGTTATCACGACTCGCTGAGTAGCCCGATTTTGTCTTTGCAACCACATCGGCAACACGGCTGGCTGTAACTTTGCCAACTCTGCATTCTTTCCATTCATTTGTGCCTTGTATAACCATTTAGAGTGCCGCCTTTCTTACGTTTTTGGCTGCAATAATTTTCTTTTGTGCTTCTGGGTCTGACTGCGTATCTTTAAATGCCTCGGTGTAAACCGTTTTTAAAGAATCAGCATTGGGCGCTGCGCTAATCTCCGCCAACCAATCAGCCAAGCGACCAGCATCATAAGCAAGGGCTTTGCGACTAGCAGCGTTACCGTCATCATCCTCTGGTGCTATACCGCAAGCTGCCATAAGGCTATAACGCCTTGCGTATGTCAAAGCTGAACCATAGCCTTGTGGGTCTTGTTTACTAGCCGGAACGTGCAACTTGCCACATTCCAATGTCTCGCCAGATTCGTGGATAAAAAGCGTTTCTACGGTTACACCAGTAGTGTCTTCGTAGTTGCGCTGAATCAAAGCAATGCCATTGTTATTGAGGGCATCTATGACCGCTTCAACGCAAGCGGCTAAGTCTGCGTAACGGCTTTTAAAGTGCGGGTTTGTTGATGATTTGAGAGCAGGTCCAAATGCCTTTTGTGCTTTGACCAATGCTGTTGCGATGTTTTTCATGCTGCCTCCAATGCCAACTGAAGGGCTTGAATCAAGGCTTCGGTTTCTTCACGGGTCAATGCAACTGAGGAATAGCCGCCTGTGAAAAAGATAGATAGGTGCGCCCCATCCTCAAACTTATCAATCATCAGCTTGCCACCTTGGTCAACCTTGATGACTGTTGATTGCTGCTCTACTGTAATGCTCATACTAGCTCCTAAAAAGACCCCAAGAAATTCGGGGCATGGCGCTAGTATAAGCTAGTTTTCTCAACATTTCCTAAGTAGTTACCCTATCTACAAACCGATTACTGGCGTTTTCACTCCTCCATACGTCAATTTTTAGCTGTGCAGCGGTCAGTTGCCACTTGAGAGTTTCTTCTTGCTCAACAGCAGCAGCCAAGCCTTTAAGTAGCGCCTGGTATTCTTCGTCTGAATAAGCGTCACGCTCTTGAGCTGCTAAAGTTTGCACACCTTTCAAACTGGCCTGTTGCATTAACAATGCTTTTTTACTCTTTCGGTATTCCTCAATGTAGACCCGATCAGACTTTGCTTTTGCAAACAATGGGGCAGTTTTAAGGATAAATTCCACGGCCCTGTGTGGTGCTTCGCTCATGTCAGTCTCCGCAAAAACAAGCTATTGATTCATCATCAAACATGGTTGTCTGGTCGGTCGTGTATTGCACCATTTCAGCGTAACCAGGTCGATCTTTACGAAAACGCGCACCATCAGGCTTGCTTGCCAGCGCCAGCGCCTCCATTTTGGCCCACCAAACTGCACGCTCTGGCTTTTCTTTTATTAAACTCATTGTTTGGCTCATGCCTTTTAAAAAGCACAAATCGCAATTGCCATGATAGGTGACACCGCCAATATTGGGTAACTCAAGGTCAAACGATTGATTGCGCCAAAACTCACCGACTATTTCTTTGGTTATACCCGCAGTCACCAAAGGTGTTCTATCCCGAGGTATTTTTGCTGCACGTCTTTGCTCATCAGCACGAATACCAACCCAACTCATGTGTTCGCCTTTGCTTCTTGTTTCGCATAAACCAATTGAAAACAAATAGTTAGCTATTGTTCTTATTTTCATTTCTATTGTGCAAAACCTTGTAACTGGATTTGGCAAATAGTTTTTTTTGCGAATTACCGCTTCAAAAGGCTCACCATTGCGGCTGGCTGTTTCATAAGTAACTTGCTTCCACCGATCTTTTGATTCTTCTGCATCCTGGTATTCAAGCCAAACAATTGGCACATTCCAGTTAACAGCGCAATCATTAACAAACTTTAAAGTCGCTTCATCCTCTTTCCCTGTATTCGCAAAACAAACAATTGCATCATTTGGGAGGCTCATATCGTGAGCTTGTAAGACCCGCCAAAGCATATAAGATGAAGTCCTGCCACCAGAAAAACTAATGCAAGTTGGCTCAAGAATTTTAAACGGGTTCATTGCAGCTCCTCCTTCACCAGCACTTCAACAACTGGAAACGTGCCGTAAACCTGCGTAGCGTGAATCGTTACCACCTGCTTGTCATCCAGATAGACCACATCATTCATGGCATCCAGATAGCACTTCAAGATGTTGTCAATGTCTGGTTTTTTGGCTGGACGCTCAGAACCGCTTAAACAGGCTTCTATGCGTTTTTTTGTGTATGACGCTGGTATGGCCTTAGTGACGTGCAAAAACACGGCCACAGGCGTTTCTAGCGGCTCTGAAGCACCCATTGCCAGCATTGCGGATGCTTTAATCATTGTTTCGTAGTCGGCTGTCTGTTTTGGCGTGTAAGTTTTGACAAAGCCACCACGATTGGAAAACCTTGGTCTGCCTTTGCCTTGCGGAGGGCCTTCAACACGGTAAGTAACCATAAATGTCATTTGTTGCCCCTTATTCTGTTCATGCGCTGGCGTAAGTTTTCAGCTTCTTTCTTGCCACGCTTTTTTTCTATTTTTTCAATCATGTCTGCCCACCATGCGTTAGCCTCGCCATAACCTAATTCTTTAGCCTTCTTGCGGTAGCGTTCCACCCATTCACGGGCTTCGCTTTCACGCATGAACTCTAAAACGGTGTTTTCAATTGCCGACTGCATCGCCAAGCACCCATAAGGCCCAAGTTATTGCTGTCCAAGGCACAGAATCATCGCCCATGCGAACCAAATCAAGAATCCTGGCGGCTTCAAGTTCTTCATGGTTGTAGTGGTTACGCATTTAAAACTCCTTATTCCACCAGGCTGCATCAATGGCTGGCGCTGGCTCGGCTTTTGGCAAAACTGCTAGCTTCATTCTTTTTTCAGCCTTTGACCATTGATGCTTGCTGCACATTGGCTTCTGACCAGAAATATGAACCGACCAAAGCTGATTGCATCCTTGAACGCTGCACAAATTAGAAAACTCTTGATTTTCTTTTTCTTCAACTTTTTTAATGTTGTACGCCATGATTATTCCTTGTGGTAAGCACCTTCAACAATGCGAGCAAATTTTGTTGGGGTAAAAATAAAGTCTATGTCTGCCTTCCAATCCTTAACCTTGCCAGTTAAGAATTTAGAGCCTCGCACATGGTCAAAAAAATCAGCAAACCATTCAAGCCCTTGGTCTTTGGTGAATTTTTGCTCGGAAACAACTTCCCGCCATCTGGCTGAGATTGTTCGCTTTCTAGCATCGTTGACCACTTCGCACCTTGGCAATTGCGGCAGCTTGGCATTGAATAGCTCAACAATTTCAGAAATTGGCGCTGCTGGCGTTCTCTCGACTTTAGGCGAGGGGACAAGAACCGTAGGTTCTATAAATAATGGTTCTTGGTTAATGGTTAGTGGTTCTTGGTTAGGTGGCGCTTCGTCTACGGATTGTTCACGGTTCGTGCGTTTTTCCCTACGCTTCGCTTCTCTTTCCTCAGCGATTCGTTTGTTTGTATCTGCATTTTTATGATAGTGAAGCAACTCATCCAAGATACGTTCTTGAACATAACAACCATCTTTATCCAGCGTAAAAAAACGGCTTAAAACAAACTTTACCGCCTCAACTTCAGCTTCTGTGGATGCCCATGTCCATTCAATAGCTTCATCCAATGTAGGGAATTTTTCACGGTCATAACACGCATCCATAAGAAGCGTGTACGAACCGTGTTGAAGCATGGTCAAACGTCCTGCTTTTTTGGCATAGTCGCCAAGGTTTCTTTTGTAATAGTGCATTAGTTGCTCCAATCAGCCCAACCTTGGACTTGAAGCACCAAATAACGCTCTGTATTGTTTGTTTTAGTTAGCCTATTTGCTTCACGCATAGCTTGATCGTGCGTGTCAGAAAAGCAAGTAAACCTAAAAGATTTAACATGGCGAGACTGTCGCATAACGACAAATTTGCCATCAAGATTTTCTAAGGGAGTTTCGCCAATAGGTTTGGCTTTTTTAAGAGATAGTGTTGCCACTTTTTTTACCTTACGTTATCGGTTGTCGTTACTGAAAACAATATCGGCAGGACGGTAACGAATCGTCTTTTCGGGAGCTACCCTAGCCGTGTTTGTAAAAATTATAGCTTAAACCAATCAGGTTTTAACTCTTTAAGCTGATAAATTCGTAAAGCAGGAATTGCCTTCCAATGCCAAACTGCGCTTCTGTGAATTTTTAGCAAGTCTGCTAATGCTGAAATGCCGCCAGCAAGTTTTATAGCTTCTTCTTTGGTCATGCTGTCGCTTCTTTAGGAATTGCAGAGCCTCTAAGTTTATTGCAACGACTACAAACAGGCACAACATCCAATGGTTTGTTGTAGTCACGATGGTCATAGCAAGTAGCCGGAACACCGCAATCGACACAATTCAATGTAGATGGATGAGGCATCAAATTGTTTTTAATTGCCTTGTTTACAGCTATTGAAGCAGCAGCGCCGCCTGTAATTCTATAAGTCTTATCGGTGCAATTGAAACAAACAGTCGCACGAACGTCACGACCAATAATTTCGTTTTGACAATGTTTACAAAGTTTTTGCATCCTTAGATTGTAGCTGAATTGTCTCAACATACAAATTAGGGAAACTACCTACAAAAATTTTATTAAATTTGTTGCAATGTTGAGTTGTTTCAACATACAATACTACTCATGCCACAACAGTTGTGGTCTTTTAAGGAGCTAGAAATGAAATACAAACTTAATGTTAAACGTGACGTAGACACAGACGAACCAGATGTTTACATCTTAAATTTGCCACATGGTTTTAAGTTTCTTTATGACGCATTAGACGTAAACCATGTTTACGCATACGACACCATGAAAGAACTTAAAGAAGACATCAAATTCTACGTTGGCCCTTGCGACTGTGATGCTTGCAAACAAGGCTTACAAAAATGATTGACAACTCAACACAACAAATGGAGCTAGATCAACTATGCCAACTTCTTTACTCAAAAGGGTTCGAGGACACTTTGATAGACCGTATATCGAACGTCATATTGTCCGACACAACATTCGGTCTTGGGTCGCTTCTGTTCGACACCTTGGTGACAAATGGCTCCTCGCAACCCCAGTTCAACGAAAGGAACAGCAATGAACTCCCTTTTTGAAACATTCTTGGATTACGCATTGGCTGTTGTCATTGCCGTGTTGTTGGCTTGGTTCTTGGCGGTGGCTTTGGTATGACTAACGAACAAATTGCAAAACTATATGACCAAGCCTTGATTATTGAAAGCAATGGTGACTATGTTGCTGGCGAATTAGACCCCGTAAAGTTTGCCAAACTGGTAGAGGACAAAGTAACAGCGCGTTATATGCAGTTGTTTCTTGACCCTGAAAATCAGCCAACACAGTTTGGTACAGCAACTCAAGAGTATCGTCAGCAGGAAATTAAAGATGAGCGTGAGGCGTGTGCGAAAGCGTTTGAAGCCGAAGCTGATACTTGGATTGCATGGCCTCAAGCTGGAGCGGCAAAGCGTAAAGGTTCTAAAGCAATTCGAGCCAGAGGTGAAGCATGATTGACGACTACGACTACGACATAGAAGAACTGCGCCAAGAAGTAGCCGCTGAAAAGCGCTATTACAACCAGCTTATTCGCCACCCTAACCCGCAAGACCCTGACTATCCAGAGCTGAAGGACGATGATGAGTAAAAACAAATCCCTACGCATGGCGCTAAAAGAAATGATTAACCAAACCACAAAGGAAATTGAAATGAAAAATGAAACTATCTCTATCAATGGCGTCGATTATGTTCGCGCCGATTCCGTACAACCTGCACCAACCGGCATTCGCGCTGTAATTGTGGTGGATAGAGGCTGGATTTTTGCAGGAGATGTAAATCGAGAAAATGGACGCATTAAACTGAGCCGAGCCGTTTGGTTATTCCGATGGGAATCAATTGGATTTGATGGCGTAATTGCTAATCCAAAGAGCGATAAAGCAGTTATCAAACCATTACCGCAAGGTGTTGACATTCCTCAAAACGCAGAAGTGTTTTGCGTTCCCGTTGCAGATAATTGGGGGCTTTAATGTTTAGGCCAATAGGCAACGGCAACGGCTACGGCTACGGCTACGGCGACGGCGACGGCGACGGCGGCAACGGCTACGGCGGCAACGGCTACGGCTTTGGCTACAGCTACGGCGACGGCTGCGGCTACGGCTACGGCTACGGAAACGGCAACGGCTTCGGCGACTGCAACGGCTTTGGCAACGAAACTGTTGGAAGTTTAAAAATGCTTAATTCAGGAAAAACAGAATGACTAAAGACGAGGCCCTACGCCTTGCATTGGAGGCGTTGGAAAAACTGTTTGGTATTCCTGATATGTTGACTGGAGAAAATAGTGGCGATGTTGCTGTGTGGCGATTGGGGGGTTCATATAGGA